TGTAAAGAGGAACAGGAAAATCATCCCAAATATTTAAATAAATAATAGGAATAGTTTTTCTAATTTCATTTTCAATATCAAATAACCAAGTAAAATATCTAGGATCTGTAATTAAAAATATTGTATCTGGTTTTTCAACATTTATCATATTTCTAATAAAAGCAGCATCCCCATAACCATCAATAGGATAAATAATTACAGATGCATCATTAATACCTGCTGCTTCATTAGTAGCTTGATTAATATCAAATCTTTTACCTTTATCGGGGTGATTAATAGCACCCCCAATATTTACCCAATTATAGTGATGACAAGTGTTGATAATTAATTCTTTACCTACATTTGCTACACCAGAAGGCATTCTGATGTCATCACAGATCAAAAGTATTTTTTTCCTTTGATCGGGTTTCAAATAACCATTTTTCATACTTTAAATTTAATTAAGGTTTTATTTCTAAATTATTGTGATTGTGAATTTCTTTTCTAAATTCATCTTTTGTAAGATATAAATGAATAGCTCGTTCTGCAAGTTTTTGGAAAGAAAATTTATGTCTAACACAAGCTACTTTAAATTCATCAAATAATTCACTATCAATTTTTACACTAGTTAATGATTGGTTTTTATCTGCCATAATCTTTATTATTTATTTATTTACACACATACATATATATTATTTTTCAAAAGTCGCTGAGCATAAATGAGTTTTATAAAAAGAACAATATTGACAATAATCATTAATTTTAGATTGGTGATTTTTTTGTGAATAACCCTCTTTTGTAAAAGCTGACTCTAAAAATTCATTTAACTCTTTATTAACTTTATTTAATTTTACTTTTCCTGAGGCTGGGGTAAATGTTTGTATTCTGGAAATTGGAAAATCACTTTCTTCCCATACTTTTCTTTTTACAATAAAGAATTCAATATTAATTTTATCTAAAGGGATGTTAAATTGTTCTGAAAAGAATTTCTTATAAAGTATAAGTTGGAATTGCTTATTTTCATCTTTTTTAACTTTATCATTCCAACCCCGAGTAGATGTTTTAATGTCAATAATCTTGAAAGATTGCGTGTATTCATTATATAAAACAACATCTAAATGACCTTGGTATATTACATTAGGGTATCGCTTATTAGGCGTTAAAATTACAGGCACTTCACACCCTACTAAATACCACCCACGTTTACTAAAATATTTTCCTCTTTTCTTTTTAAAAAAATCTAAAATAGCAATCCCATCTTCATAAAATTCTCTTAACTCTTCAGCTGAACTAAAATGGAGATTATTATTTTTTTTATAGGAAGAATTATATTCTTCCATTAATCCTTTTTTAAAGTGATCTTCAATATCAATTTTATCTGCCTCAGAAATACTTTTTTCATACATTATATCTAAATAATGTTGAAGAGTTTCATGTAAAGCAGTACCAAAAACAAAATAGATGGATTGTTCATCTATTTTATGTCCGTCTCTATATTGTAGTGACCATTTTTTAGGACACTGCTTATACATTGAAAATTGAGAATAAGAAATACTTTTTTGAAAACTATAATTTATATTTATAGGTTCAAAACTTTTAATTTCTTTAATTATAGAAGGTATTTTTTTAGTCAAAACTTATTTTTTCCATTTATCTCTCATTACAAGCATAGCAATAAGCCCATAATTAGAAATATCAATAAAACTGTCCATCATTGTTTCTCCTGCTACATAATTTTTACCATCACGTTTTAACAGGTTTCTTAAACGATTTATTTTATCATTAATTCTAAGCCAAATACCTGTAATTGACAAGTGAATATCATAAGGATCTTCTAGGCTAGAACCCAAAGCAATATTTTCAATTCCATAATCCAACATTTTTCTAGCAAATAATTCGTATTGTTCTTGTTGAACTTTTTCAAATTCTTTAGATAATGTGGGGTAATTGGTTTTAAAATCTTTTATAGTTTGTTCTCTATCTTGAATTACAAAACTTACATCTTGATGTTTAGTCATATTAAATAACTTGTTTTTGGTCTAAATATTTTTCTATTGTTTCTAACCTTTCATCAGCATCAGCTAACATTCTAATTGCTTCTTCAGCATTTTTATAAAAATCTTCTGTTGAATGGTCTCCAATACCTGCTGGGTGTTTTTCTAATAATTCTAGAGTTAATAGTGCTTTAGCTTTATCAGCAATAGCTGATGTATATAACATATCTTTTAATCGATTCATAATTTTGCTTCTTTCAATAACTTATTAGTTTCTTCTTCATTTAAACCCATTTCCCAAAGAATTCCTTTAACTCCATGTTTACGTAAAATATCAATATAATTTTCAGCTTCTCCAAGTGAACAATTAAAATATTCAGCTAGGTATTCAGGAATTTGTTTTAAATTTTTTTTATTTTCGTTTTTTATGTATTTAAGCCATAATTTTTTCTTTGGTATCATTTCTCGGTAAATGGTGTAAATTTGTTGTTTATTTTGTGGATTAATCTTTTGAACATAATTTACAATATCAATATAACTTATATTCATAGATAAATATCTATGTATCATATAAGAATTCCATTTATCCCATGATTCTTGCGAAAAAGATTGGGGGTCAGATTTATGTAACATTATTTCATCTAACCACCCAAAAATATTATTTATCTGTTTTGTTTTCAAATTCTTCTCTTAATTCTTTGGGTAACATTTCAATTACCACTTCTCCACTTATTACATCATAAAATATAGGAATAGGCATAATAGCATCTTCAGAAGTACCAGCTACAAATTTAGATACTTTACGAAGAATAACTCCTTCAGCAAATACTTTTCCTCCTGTAGAAGATGTTAAAGGTTGAGTGTTTTTAATATCAATATTTACATTTAATTCTTGTTGTTGTTTTGCCATGATTTATTTATTTAAGATTAATTAATTTTTCTATTAAGGCCATACAATTTATTTCTTTATCAATTCTAAAATTCGCTTGATACGAGTATTCATTAATAAGGATTGCCACCATTCCTTCACTATTAGGAACATAAATTGAAGCATTATCATAAAGATAACGATAAAACTCTTCAAAATCTTGAACATTTGCATTTGTAATAATTTGTCTAATTTCTTTCCAATTAGGTTTTGGTTTAGATAATTCTTTAAGTACTTGAGTCATGTAATTAGATGAAACTAATACTGATTTATCAATTATAAGTTTATTATCTTGGGTTGATAATTGAATTGTATTAAGACATTTACGTAAATCAGGATAAAATTGATTTACAATTGTAACAATATCTTCTAGTTCAAATTTAGTATTTTCTTGTTCTAAAATCCAAGTAATATGTTTTGCAACATCTTTTTTAGTTGGAGGTATTACTTTAAGTACTTGACATCGTGATTGAAGAGGATCAATAATACGTTCTACATAATTACAAGTCAGTATAAAACGAGTAGTACGTGAAAATGTTTCAATTACATTACGAAGTGAGGCTTGAGCTTGAATAGTAAGAAAATCTGCTTCATCTAAAATAACTACTTTAATAGATTTAAAAGAAGCAGCTGAAGCAAAACCTGATACTTTATCTCTAATGGTTTCAATTCCTCTTTCATCACTTGCATTAATATAAAGATAGTCACAATCTAGATTTTTAACTATAAGTTTAGCAAGAGTAGTTTTACCTGTGCCTGCGGGACCATAAAAAATAAGATTTTGAATATCATTTTGAGCTAGATATTGAGAAATGGTTTTTTTAATATTTTCATTTCCCACATAATTTTCTAATTGTGTAGGTCTATATCTTTCAACTAATAATCCGTGATCTTTCATTTATACTCCTTGTCTAAATTCCCCGTAGATACTAAAACTTTGTGGTTCTTCAGGTATGATTTCTTCTTCTTGTTGACGTATAACATACAATTTACTATCCAAAGGGGCAAGCCTAAATTCGGCTTTTTGTTGTGTTTTTTGAAACCATGCCTCTAAAGTTTCTGTTAGTGAATTATAAACTACCTTAGATAAATCATTAGTTAAAGACCAACGGTCCCCAGGGGGGACACGTTGAGCTATTAATTCATTATATTCTGTAATTTTTGTTTCCATTAAAACATTCCATTCATCATTGCACTAGTATCTTCTTTTTTATCTTCAAGATCTTCTACTACAACACATTCAGTAAGTAATACAGTTCCAGCAACTGAAGCAGCATTTTCAAGAGCTGTACGAGTTACTTTAGTAGGATCAATAATCCCTTCTTCTTTCATATCAACTACTTCTTCAGTCTTGATATTGTATCCTTTCCATTTACCACAAACTTGAACATTCATTTCCCAATGGATAGTAGTAGAATTATCAATACCTGCATTTTTTAGGATTTGGGAGAAAGGTTTGCTACAAGCTTCAAATACAATTTTTTCCCCAATACTTTTTTTAGGGTTAAGACAAGCTTTAGCTTTAATTAATGATGATCCACCACCGGGTATAATACCTTCTTCTATAGCAGCTTTAGTAGCATGTAAAGCATCGTCTACACGATCTTTCTTCTCTTTCATCTCACCTTCGGTATAACCTCCTACATGGATAATAGATACACCACCCACGAATTTAGCTAAACGTTCTTGAAGTTTTTCAACTTCATAATTAGATTGTGCTTTATTAATCTGAGATTCTAATTCATCAACTCTAGCATTAATTCCTTCTTCATCTCCCTTACCATCAATAATAGTAGTTTCATCTTTAGTTATTGTTACTAAACGAGCTTCGCCTAACCAATCCCAACTAAATTTTTCAAGTTTCATTCCCTTTTCACTATCAAAAACTTGACCCCCTGTAGTAATAGCAATGTCTTCCATTACGAGTTTTCTTCGATCACCAAAATCTGGGGCTTTAACAGCACAAACATTTAGAGTTCCTCTAATCTTGTTAACAATGAGAGTAGCAAGAGCTTCACCTTCAATATCTTCAGCAATTATAAGTAAAGGTCTATTGGTACTTGAAATGTTATCTAAAACAGGAAGTAATTCTTTCACTTGAGTAAATTTACTATTAGCTATCAGAATCCATGGATTTTCTAAATTGCAAGTCATTGTGTTATTATTAGTAACAAAATAATGTGACTTGTAACCTCGATCAAATTGCATTCCTTCTACAGTCTCAAGATAGGTTTCTCCTGATTTAGATTCTTCAATATGAACAATTCCTTCTCTGCCTACTTTTTCCATAGCAGTAGAGATTAATTTTCCTACTTCTTTATCATTATTGGCTGAGATGGTAGCTATTTGTTCAAGTTGTTCTTCAGAACTTATTTCCTCACTTAATTCTTCTTTAAGGAATTCTACTACTTTTTTAACGGCACTATCAATGCTTCTTTTAATTTCAACTGCATTAGCTCCATTATTAAGATAAGTTAATCCTGCTTTAATCATTTCACGAGCTAATAAAGTAGAAGTAGTAGTTCCATCTCCAGCAATATCTGCTGTTTTAATAGCTGCTTGTTTTACCATTTGCACTCCTGCTTCTTCTATAGCATCCTTTAAAGAAATAGATTTTGCTACTGTAACACCATCTTTAGTAGATTGGGGGATGCTGGTTTGTTGGGAAATAATTACATTTCTTCCGTTAGGTCCTAATGTAGACACAACAGCATCTGCTAATTTATCAATACCCTGTACAAGTTTAGTTCTTGCTTCAGGTCCAAATTCTATAATTTTATTCATTT